GCAAAAACGATGACTGCTTAACACCGAAAGTAACACCGAAAGTCGGCGTGTTGATTTGCTCTACAGACATTGATTTTACTGGATAAATTGCTACGCTTAATTAGTTCAGAGCGCACCATAATTGAATCTGTTGAAAGCTATATCAGGCAACATTCTGCATATTTTCTAAGACTTTTTGAGTGGACTGTAGTGGACTGTAGAGGACATCAACACCGAAAGTTTCGGTGTTACCGAAAGTTTAAGGGGGTTAACACCGAAAGTTTTTTGGCTCTACAACGTCCAACATTTTGTGTGAATCATGTGTCAAGAATTATTTTCTATTAATAGCTGAACGAAGATAATCAGGACTAAGGTGTAAATAATTCTTTTTAATTGTTTCAACAGTATCGCCTAAAAAGTCTGCTATAGTTTCCATAGCTACTCCATCTTCAGCTGCCCTTGTTGCCCAAGTATGACGAAAAGTATGAGGCGTAACTCCCTTAATGCCAAGTAAAGAATTGACTCTATCAATACCAGATAAAACATCTGCTGTGTTTTCAAAAACAAAATTGTTTATTCTTTGCTCGTATAATTGTTTTAAAAAATTAATTAAAAGATCAGACATTGGAACAGTAGGGCGTTTCTTTTGATGTTGTTGCCGTTGTCCTGGTGGTAGGAAATTAATTATTCCTTTAGCAAAATTAATCATCGGCCATTGTAAATCTAATATAGCGCCTTTTCTTGCTCCAGTTTCAATAGCCACAATAAGAAATGTTTGTATTCTATGTATTCTGTTAACACGCTTAACACCAATACCATTGTAATTTCCATTTAAAGCATAATCGATATACTTCTCTTGCTCTTCAAGAGTGACAATCCGATCTCTTGGTGGAGAGTTGTCTGGTATATCAAGATAGGGAACAATTTCACTATTAATCCGTCTTTGTTTTGGCTCTACCTTTTTTTGCATAAAGTTAAATACGGCTCGCAACTCTGATAACTCAAGCCTGATTGTTGAGTCAGCTGCTTTTGAATTTCCTAGTATGCCAGCTTTTCTTTTTTCGTAGTAAATCATAGAATCTTTACGGACTATCTCACTAACTGTCATATCCCCAAAATAAGCATTTATGTTTTTTACCATTGACTTAAATCTTGTTTGGACACCATCGGTAAACATGATTACTTGTTGAGTAAGCCATAAATCAATGCAATCTCTAACAATTGGATCATCTGTAGCTAAAGATATGTATTCTTTTTGCCGTTGTTCTAACCAGCCTAAAAACCTCGTTTCAGCCTCAAGGCGATCTTTTGTCCGTAGGCTCTGTTTTTGATCTCTTTCTTTATCATGGTAGAGAACGTAGTAATATTTGTATTTGTTGTCGTTTGATAGCCTAGGGGGTAATCCTCTAGTAGCTTTCGTTTTATCAGCCATTCAATGTCGCTCCTTTTTATTCTAACGTTCTTGCCTATGCTTATTGTCGGAAGAAGACCTTTTTGTCTTAGTCTGTAGATCGTTTTAACCGACACATTAAGCAAAGCTGAAGCTTGGCTTTGTGTAACCAAGCTTTCTTTGTTAGTCATCTGAATTAATAATTCCCATAATTTTTACTGCTTTATCTTTAGGAAGCTTTATATTAAGTCTTACCCACATAAAATCTCTATCGCCAGACATTGCTCTAAAGCTTTGTTCTGGTAATTCTTCCTCAACGGCAGCTGCCTCGTAATTAGGATATAATTCACTAGGCTCTATTCCAAACACATCAGCTAGTTTCTTCAGGCTTTTAGGAGAGGGAACGTTTATTGCTCTCACATATTGAGATATTGAATCTCGCCCTAAACCTGATTTATTAGCTAAATCGCTTTGGTTCATATCTTTTTCTTGCAGTAGGCCATACAACCTTTTTGCAAATTCTTGTTTTCGTATTGATCTTACAGACAAATCAACGTCTGTTGTAATTCCACTTATAGGGGATCGCCCACTTGCAGATTTTACCATTTATATATCTCCCATAGTAAATAAAATTTTAAAAATGTTTAAATTTACAAAGGGCAAAATACGTTGTCTCGCATTGACGTTAACTTCATGAATTTCAGGTGTATAAGTTTTCGTTTGTATTCGTTTTTGTATTTAAGCTTTAAGCATCTTGGCTTTCTTTTTACTTCTCGTACACTAGGGTTTCTTACTAATACAATTGTTTTTGGAGGGCAATTAATACCACAAGAACGAGTGGATTGTTTTAATGTTACCCCAATTTTACTACTTTTCATATTACTCTCCTTACAGCTTTACAATTTTAAAGGTCTAAATGTTTTTCGCATTTCCTAGTTTTCCATTTGTGTATATCGACAAATACTACACATCAGAAACCTTGTCTAGCTAAAAAATTACCGATGAGAAATAAATTACGATTTTTTTAAAAAGGTATGGACACATGATTCTTATTTTTGTATCACTATGAGAGAGTGTTGAACAACAATCATGATAAATGGTACAAAACTAATGAATATAAGCTTAAATACAAAGAAAATAGTTAGAGAATTTGGTGGTATGACTAAATGCTGCAAGGCTTTAACGCAAAATGGCAACCCTATAACGTTAGGTGCTGTTGATAAGTGGAGAAGACGTAACGCAATGAATCTGAAATCTCTTCTGATACTTGCCGTTATAGCTAAAGAGAATAATAAAAGATTTGATTTATATGATTACATTATAGAAGAAGATAACATAAATGAGCAAAACTAATTTAATAGACCTTAAAAAAGGCCAGCGTTTTAAAGAGTATATGTCGGATATAATGTGGTGCAAATCCGTTTTCGATAAATACGCATTCAACATGGAAGACAACTTTATGAATGAAGAAGTTTCCCATGCCTATCATTTAGTAAATATTATTAGAATAAAGGCTAAAGATTTAGAAGAAGTTTATAATGAAGCCTTAAAGGTTGTAGCGTATTATGGAGATTTACTTTACGGAAAAGATATTAGAATAAAGCATTGGAGAGTACAACGCCTTATAGAACAAGGTTACGCTATAGAAAAGGCTGATGTCATATGATTGTTTGGGGAATAGATATTGGTATTCATGGAGCGTTAACAATGTTTGATGTTGCCAACGGCGTTTTGGAAATCCACGATATGCCAATTGTTGAGCGTAACGGCAAGAAGTTGGTATCAGGACATTTAGTTACAAACATACTCAAAACACAACATGGTGTTGTTTGGATAGAAAGAGTTGGAGCAAGACCAGGACAAGGCGTATCTTCAATGTTTAGCTTTGGAAGATCAGCTGGAATAGTTGAGGGCGTTGCCATTGCTTTAGATATGCCGATCAACCTTGTAACGCCTCAAGCATGGCAAAGAAAATGCCTTGTGCAATCAGGTAAGGACGCAAGCCGTAGCCGTGCTATGGAAGTCTTCCCAGCTTATTCACAAAGCTTTGCAAGAAAATCAGACGATGGAAGAGCAGATTCTGCTTTAATTGCCTTTTATGGCTTAACTTATGGAGAAAATGTTGAAAGAAACGATCAACAAAAATAGAAATGGCTTTGAAACTCATAATATAGGCCATCTATCAGCTAGTTCAGTAAACAAGGCTAGAGAAGCTTTTGACGTATGGCTTGTCGATAAGATAGGTGGAGCAAGATTCCCTACAAACTTTGCTATGTGGCAAGGTAAAGCAGTCGAATTAGGTGTCGATCAAGCTTTATATTCAGGTAAAGAAATTGATCTTTGTATTAGAACGGCTTTAGATTATTTCAGCAAGCATACTTGTTTAATGCCCAATTACGCTGATGAATACCTAAAAAGAGAGCCAGTTATATCAAGAATGGTACAAACAGCCATTCAACAAATAAGAACAATTGGTGTTCCCAAGCAACCAACTTTGGGAGAGCAGCATAAGATTGAGATTCCAGTAAGATTCGCCGAGGGCGACAATGGAACAATACCTTGTATTGGTTTTTTAGATTACTGGTTTCCTAAAGAAAATATTATTGTAGATTTAAAAACTACGGCAAAAGCGCCGAGCAAATGGACGTTATCTCATGCAATACAAGCGTCTTTATACAAAAAAGCTATGGAAGCTGAAACTGGTAAGCCAGTAAAAGTCTATTTTTTATATGTATTAACACGACAAAAAGACCCTTTTGTATGGCTGGAGTTAGAAGACCCAACATTTTACATTAAGTCATTTAAGAGAACAGTAAAGCAAATGGAAGCTTTTCTATCAGATTATGATGACCTTGAATCTATGTTGAAAAGAGTGCCACACAATCCAGATAGCTTTTATTGGAATGGTGCAAGTGATGTCCTCGAAGAACACTTTCCATAAACCAGAGCCACAATATAAAAATGAAGAACCATTGGAAGAGGTTAGCAAACATGATTTTTTTGAAATTGAAAGCTTTGAGTCAGAAAAGACTCCTTGGGAGCGTCTTTGGTTCAACGTTCTTATTCAGCAATTTAAAGATGCCGAGGGTTTGGAAAACACAAGAGCAGAAATTCGTAACAATGCTAAACGAGCAATTAACTGGCTCTACAATAAAAGTGAAGACTTTGATGATGTATGTATTTTGGCTGGATTTGATCCCAGCTACACCCAATTGCGAGTTCGACAATGGTTGAAAAAGCAATATCCCATCTTACTCCGAGATGGCTGGTTCGTTCCACCAGATATAGGAACGCTAAAACAACGGAAAAAAGGAGATTGAAATGCCGTTAGAAACTTTAAACTCTGGTGGAGGAGCAGCTTTTATACGCTTTTCTGCTGAACTAGATCAATGGTCAAGATCAAGCCAATCAGGCGATTTAGTTGATATAACATGGGATAGTCCAGTAGTTATTGATATTGAAAAAATACAATTAGGCTGGCTAAAATTAGCTGGTGGGCGTGATTGGATTATTTGGCCAGACAACGATGTAAAACTTGCATCAACATTAAAGCCTAGTGATGAATACAGACAAGGTTTTAACGTTAAGTTTTACTCAAGCAAACTATTTGATGACGAGCCAGTTCGTGAATTGTCAGCAAATGGCGTAGGAATATTCAGCTTTGTTAAAGCCGTTTATGATGCTTGCGAAAAAGATTTTGGAAAAGGCCAAGTGCCAGCAATCAAAATTACAAAAAGTACACCTACACGAATAGGTAAAGGTAGCACTAAAATACCTAACTTTGAAATTGTTAAATGGGTTGATAGACCAGCTGAATTGGACGGACAAGTCGCACAAAGCGCACCAGCACCAATAGCAGAACCAACTCCTGAACCAGCGAAAGAAGATGTATTCTCTAGTGACGAAATTTAACAACAATCTAAACACTAAATTAGATTGGGCAAAATGGTGGAGCAAACTAGGTTTTAGCGTTGTTCCAGTACATTATGTCAAACCTGATGGAAGTTGTTCATGTTCGCAAGGACAAAATTGTGCATCTCCTGGAAAACACCCAGCACCTAAAAGCTGGGCAGTATTTCAGGAGAAATGCGCTGATGAATACACTTTGGAAATGTGGTTTAACGGAAGATATAAAGATTTTAATTTAGGCGTTGTTACTGGTAAAGTATCAGGCAATTTATTTGCTGTTGATGTCGATACTGCCGAGGGTAAGCTTGGTAACGATAGCTTAATGGATTTATGTATGGCAAACGATGATTTGCCTGAAACATTAGAGCAATTAACTGGAGGTGGTGGACGACATTATCTTTTCAAAGCACCTGATGACAAAGCAATTATTACTGGAAAAAACACTTTAGGATCAGGAATTGATACTAGAGGCGAGGGTGGATTTATTGTTGTCGCTCCCAGTAATCACAAATCAGGCAATCAATATAAGATCGCTCATGATTATAAGACTGAAGATAGTCCTGAATGGCTGGTTAACCTTTTAGATACACCTCAATACACACAAGAAAACATTCAAAACGGCGAGCAGAATATGTGGGGGGAACATATCGATGGCCGTGAGGGTTATATGGTTAAATTGATTCTTGGAACAATTCGATCATGGTGGGGTCAAAAAGGAATTTTACCTACAATAGATCAGCTTATAGAAGAATGCTGGCCTATCTATGAACGTAAGGTTAAAGCACGAGGCGAAAACTTATCTAATGATAAGCGTGGCCTCGATTTATTCAAACAAAGATCATGGTATCAACTTAAAAGAGCAAGCAAGAATGAGTTAAGAATCTTGCACAATGTTGAAGCTGGATCAGAAAAACACTTGGCAAAAACCACAAACCCTTTAAACCAAGTGTCGGAGGAGGGTGGTGGATTGGTCGCTCCTGAAGCTACTCCTCCTCTACTTATTACCGATTGGGGAATGCACCGATACGCTGGCAAAGCACCTGATCAAGAATGGTTAATCGATAATATCCTACCAAGAAGAGTTCCAGGTCTAATTGCAGCAATTGGTGGCCTTGGAAAGTCATACATACTGCTAGACCTATGTTTGAAAGTGGCTGGTGGCGATCAGACTATGCACACCGAAACGGCGTTTGGTGGCAACGTAACTCATAATGGTAAAGTTGTTTTCTTTGGAGCAGAAGATTCAGCCTCGTCAATCCATAGACGTATAGATGCTATATCAAATCCAACATTAAGAGATCGTGCAGAAAATAATCTTTTCATCGTTCCTATGCCTGATGCTGGAGGAACAAACGCTTTTATTGGTCAGCACCAAGGACAATATTCATTCACGGCGTTTTTCAAAGACATAAAGAAACAGTTGTTAGATTTTGGAGAAGTGGCTTTAGTTGTCATCGATCCCCTACAAGCGTTTGCCCACGCAGATATAAATACAGATCCAGCAGCAGCGCAATATTGGTGGTCGTTGATGTCGGAGTTATGCGTGTCAATTAATGGTAATGTACTCGTTGCTCATCATATGCGTAAGGACGGAACGTTTGCCATAAAGAAGTCAATGCAAGCAAGAGAAGCTATTCGTGGCACAACAGCACTCGTAGACGGCGCAAGATGGGTCTATGGATTGTGGAATATGCCTGAAGGCGATGAGATAGTCGTGGCTCAAAAAATGGGATTCGATGCTGGTCAGGGAACTTGCGTTTGTGGAGGAATAGTTAAAGTCAACGATCAAGCCGATATGTCCACTCATACGTTTGTAAGAGAAGAGGGTGGCTTGCTTATCGATAGATCAGGCGAAGTCGATGCTATTTTAGAAGCGTCAGCAAAGCTAGATAGAGGACAAACTGCCGTTATATTTACCGAAATAGAAAAGCGATGGAATAATGAACAACCATTCGCCGTAGGGAACAATACTCAAAGATCATTTCTGGCGTGGATAAAGTCAGATTACGGAATGCCAAGCCGTTCAGCTAAAAACTATATGAATGCTTGGCTAGATCAAGGCTACCTCGAAGTGGCTACCATAGACGGACATAAAAACCTAAAAGGTTTGCGTGTTGTAAAACAACCAGATTAAGGAGCGACAATGTTTGGAAATAAACTAAAAAAGGAAATTACAAAGCTTTTATTGAATCAGGAGTTAATGATGCAAACTCTTTATGATTTAGAAAAAGACGCTGAAAAGCGTGGAATTATGATCAGTAAGCTTAATGATCAGGTGCAAAATATGTTACTTTCGCAAAACGCAAAAAGCGAAAGTAAAGGCATATTTAGCATAAAAATGCGAAAGTGAGGCTTGATATGGTTATATTCTGCGAAAGTAAGCATTCACAAAAGGCTGTTTTTTGCGAAAGTAATGCGAAAGTGTGCGAAAGTAATGCGAAAGTAAACCCCCCATACCCCCTAGGTATTACTTTCGCAATACCATCTTGTCGATGGTTATTGCTAACAGTAAACCTTATCGGAGGTTGCTATGGCTTATAGTGGGAAGTGGTCAAGAGTAAAAGAAAAACCTAAATATACTGGTGTTCAATACATGGCTCACGATACGCCTAAGATGTATGAAGAACAAGATAAGTATTCTGTGATTCAAGCAGCAATCAATGCAGTCGATAAGGTAGCCAGAGATGCAGAACAACGATGGGGTATAGGAAAGCTGGAAGAATTAGCTAATCCTGGACTAGCCGTTAGATTTGAACAAGCTAGGCAAAATCTTAACTATGCGTTGCGTCAGGAAAGTATAAAGGAAGTCGTGGCTAAATCTGAAGATTTAATTCGTGGCTGGAAAATACTTGAAAAGAAAGTAGTTGAAGCTGGACATAAGCCTGAATGCGAAAAAGTTTGGCATATGATTAATGACGAGGGAAAGAAATACGCATTCGTTAATGATAGTTCCGATCATATCCATTTCGATAAAGATACTACTGTTATGTCAATGGAAGAAGTCTTGAGAATAGTCGAGGCTCATTATGGCGAGATATACGGAAAAGTAAAAGAGCATTTTCATGGTGCAGAAATAGTAAGCATTAAACCAATCAAAAAAGAAAAGGATAAATTAGATGACAAGTTGCCGTTCTGATATGTTAAAAGAAGTAATCGATATTGTAGATAATAAACGTAATGCCGAATATGGCGATCCGATGGACGTTATAGATAAGACGGCAAAGATGATGGAATTATACTTAGATGCGCCGTGGCGTGAGATGAATCAATTCGTGGCTCTTGATGTTGTAGCGTTCAATGAAATACAAAAGATTGTTAGAAAATCATTTAATCCAATGCACGAAGATTCTTATAAAGATACGGCTGGTTACGCCTCCATTGGATATGAGAAAGTCCAAGAAATAAAGCGTAACCAGCAAGTTAAGTGATTATTGCTGGACTTGTTTCCAGCTTTTAGCCAAATCGATTAAGTAATCAATATTTTGATCAGATAAACTTTCACAATGTTTTTTTAATTGTTGAATTTTTATTCGCTGAACATCTTTA